CTGGGTGTTGCTGTAAGTTGGTCCTGTTGGCGTGGCTTTAGCGATAAGGTATTTACCCACCTCTATTTTGTTCCTATCGCCTTCAGTAATCAAAAACCACCGATACACGCCATCTTCATAAAAGGTAATGGGGATGATGTTGTAATACTCAGTTTTTGGCTGCTTGATTAAAAACCTATAGTATTTAGCAAAAGCAGGGGCGATGTGATTTATAGTAACCTCTATCACATTCTGGGTGTCCGAAGCGGCAGGCGGGATATAGACAGTACCGTCTTGGGTAGAGCTATTAGGAACACATGTTAAGACTGTAGTAGCTCTACCATAATCATCCAGGTATTCTATTCCTATCTCATAATCCCTGTCGCTCCTAAAGGTTAGTTTGGGAGTGCCCGACACCGCATTGGGGACATACCCTACATCTAACTCAATCTCCACTTTATCTCCATCCCTAGTGACCAAATCATAAAACTGGGTGTAGTTTCCATAAACAATCCTGCCCCCTATAACATCTTGCGCCTTAGCCAAAAGCGGGACATTGTCAAAAAGGCGCGGGAGCTGGTCAGCACCAAGAATGGAATACACCTTATTGTTTTCAAAGGTAAATGTATGAGACACTGGCACGTAGCCCGAAGGGAGGGCTATTTGGGTTGTCTGGAAAGTCTCGATGACCTTTATAGTGGTAGAGCGTGAATCCCAAAAGAGCATCTGTATTGCCACCACAGGTATTTCATCCACCTGACCCCCTCCTCCTGTAAGAAAAGTTATCTTTACCTGGTTGTCGGAGTTCAACATAGACTTGTTCTCCCCGGTGCCATAGTCAACTTGAAATACGGAAGGGAAAAATGCTGCTGGGCTAAATGGGGACATCGCACTATATTGGTCATCCACATACTTGTAGCGATAAGAGAAATATACAAACCTGTCCTCCAGGTTATTAGATGCATTGGGATCAACACCCCCCGACGACAAGGTTTTTTCAGAAAGCTCAAAGATTGGAGGGTAGAGGGGAGGCTTGACGATGACGGAAATATCGTCTTCACTAAAACCATTAACAGTCCACGACTTAGCTCTTTTAATGTTTATCTTCCTTGGGGGGTTGAGGTTGTCTGTCCAAAACAAGAACCCATCAAAATAATTAGCACCTGTTATTATGTAATCACCTCTAAAGTTTAGCTTGCTAGGTGTAGTAGGGGTAGCCTTATTAGCCTGTATTACCTGCACGGTATTCCCACTCAGCTCATCGTATTCAAAGATATAGTCAGCATTGGAGGAGGTTACAAACCAATATATCTTAAACCCAGCTGGGTCCGTAGCGCTTCCAATACATTGGGCATTGGTGTTTACCAGTTCAGGGATGTTGCTTACATTGGTGTTGCCATAGGAGTTTTGAACCGCGCCAATGTCAGACTTCTCGGAGGTGCCTATCTCTACATTATGTCCTTCTCGATACTGGTCTCGTGGAAGTAGACGCTCGTCTATATCCATGTTCATTATGCCAGCAATGAAGCTCCTTTTTAATTTCATTCTACTTTACCCATTTATCCCTTCCCCTGAGTGGCATAAGAAGCCTTCCTGGGTGGATGTTGCTTAACCTTATCTTAGCATTTCTGAGTAAGCTGGACTTTTCTTTTTGCGCCCGTCTAACAATATATTCCTGTACCCCTATTCGGTTGTTTAAAATAGCCCACTTTATGTAGCTATACAGGTAGTCTTCAGCAAACTTGTGAACGCTGACCGAGGAGTCCGTTCCACTCTCCATGCCATCTGAAACATATTCAAGCACAACCTTCTCATTTTTTACCCCTGAGCTAAAGTTAATAACTCCTGATGATTTGTCTATCCTGAATATGTCATTTATGTTTGCCTCTGATGTATCAAGACCATAGTGCCCTCCTATCCCATATCCAAAATACCAATCACCATCACAGCACCATCCCCACTGACCATACCTGTCCCCTGCTCCCAGGAACCTACGCTTGGGGAGTCCTGCCAGCCTGTTACGATCCAGTTGTGAGTTTTCAGCCTCCAGCACCGCCCCATCCTCATCAAACAAAAGCTCTGAGTTGTTGTCCTGAAGGTAGGCGCTGGCATAGTTTATACTACTGTTCTCGTGGAGGGGGAACAAAACCCCATCTTTCTCCACTGAGATTCTTACATAACCAACATAATCAGGAGGGAGGATGAACTTAAGGTCATCACCAACGGGCATCTCCAGCACCTTGATGTTCTTTAGGGCATCGTAGTTCAGTTCCTGTATGCCTCTTTTAGCGTGGAAAAGAGCATTATATCTTTCAAGATTGTCAACCAGCTTATCATCGCCAACGTACATCAGCATAAAGTTGTTGACAATATCAGCTAATGTTACATACTGATAGCTCCCCCAATTAGCATTGGTGGGGACTGTCTCGCTATTAGTGTAATATTGATATGCTGTGATATATGCCATTAGTTCTCATTTTGGTCTGTTATAGCCTCCTGGGTTCCAGCAAACTGCGTCACCTCCGGCTCTCTTATATTTATACCTGCATACTCTAATATCTTTAGCACTAATGTGGTCTGGTCTGAGGCAGGAAGCTCAAAGTCCTGGTAGTCGGTAGCCGTCTGGTCAAACAAAGGAGAGCCACTTAAGGTGGTGTAGGTCCAGTTGGGGTCCAGCGGGTAGCGCACATAGGAGGCTGTTACGCCAGTTATTATAGTGGTCGGGTACACAGTTATGGTATTGCCTGTCAGTGCTGCTGTTGCGCCATTAAGAGCATAGGCAGGATAGGAGGCGGTGGGAGCGGTAAGGTTGGAAGATAACAGGTTGAGTATTTTGTGATGGGACACACGTTCTACCTCGATACTATTATAGTTTACTGTTATGAGATCGTACCAGTCAGTAGGCAGGGTAAAGACATTGGCGACATTAGCCAGCGCTCCTGATTCCAGGGAGAAAGTATCTATGACCTCAGCAAGTTGCTTTGGGATGTCTGCGTATCCGCTGTTGGATTGACGCATATGGTGGCGATACATCCCGTTTCTCTTAGTCACCCAGTGGTTGTAGTCATAAAAATAATCCTCAAAAATCTCCAGTTGCGCTTGCTTGGCAAAAAGGTTAAATTCTTGAGGGGTGACGTAACCGTTATTGTCCTTATTGAGGACTGCCATAACGGTGTTTCGGACTGTATTTATCATCTTCCCTGGGTTTATGCAAAGATAATAAAAAAAAAGGCACCTGTTAAAAAGTGCCTTTACATCACAACCTACGCAATTGCAATCCCTGATACCGCATAAGGCAGACTGCTCACAAGATAGGATATTTCTGAAGCAGGGCTTTCCAAGGCTGCCACTAATGCGTTTTGAACTGCATCTCTTTGCGTCTCATCACCTGCCCCCGCTACAGCGTGCGTGATTGTTGTTGTCTTTCCGCCACCATAGGTAATAACTAATGTGGTAGTAGACGCTTGCTCTATCAATTTAATATCTATACAAGAAACAAGTTGATTTTGTTCTGAAGTTACAGGTATATTTAAAAATTTTTCCATAGTTAAAGATAATAAAAAGGGGCACTTGTTAAAAGCGCCCCTTTTGTAAAACTGCTATGGCTAATTAGCAATAATATCTAATACTGGTAATCCCTACAGTCAATGTGGTGCGATAAACAACACTTTTTAAAGAGGACTTACTAATACGTCAGTTATAGCAATAGGCGGAATCCAATCAGCGCTTGTTTGCTTCCAATCTGATTGATGTAATGCCACCATGGCATTTTGTAAAGACTCTCTAATAGTCTGTCCAGCATCAGCTGCGTGGTCTAAGACCGCTTTCTGTGCCACTTGATAATGAACATGAGTAGAGGTGGTTGTTTGACATTCGATTAATGTAACATCTGACAAACTCAAAGTCTGTGTGCCTTTTGCAGTAACTGCGAATTTGATATACTTTTCCATGATATTATGTTTTATGCGTGAGTAATTGCTGAGATTGTCACCCCTGCTGGCATTGATACAGTATAGACTACATTAGTCCACGATTCTTGCTGTGAAGCTACCATTGAATCTGATAATGCATCTCTAAAATCGAAAGCCGCTTGAGCGCTATGAGTAATAGTAGTAGTAGAGCCATCTCTATAATCTACCCTTGTTGAAGTGGAAGTGGCACTAGCACTATACACATGAACCACATGATCCGCAGACATTAAGCAGTCTGGTAAGGCTGTGATGGGGACTTTTAAATACTTTGTCATAATAAAAAAATTAAGTTGTTAATA